CTATACGCTGGTATATGGCCATATCTTAATTCTTAACTCTTTAAAATTGGGAAGCGTCGGAATTTGCTATAGAAGTAGTAAACTACTTCTATACCGTACGATTGAAAATCGTAGGAAAGGAGACGCTTAAACTCTCCAAATAGTTTATTTTATCTATAAGGTAGTGTAGGATAGGTAGTAATATCCTACACTACCTATCCTTTAATCCTTTTATCTCATACGAAATTCTTATGCCATTAGCTTACCAGAAGATACAATTATATAAGGTCGGATTGCAAGTAATTACAGAAATGCATAAATATGTCAGTAAAATGAATAAACTTTATAAATATTCATTGGGCACCAATTTAACTAATACTATGATGTATTGTGTTGAATTAATTTGTTGGACATATACTGTTCCTGACGATTTATCTAAATTTAATGGATTACAAGTACTTAAAAATAATATAACTGCAGTCACTATTCAACTTAATATTGCCTTACACTTAGGAATAATAAAAAGAGCTAAATATGAGTATTTCATTATTGAATTAGTAAAAATGTTAGAACAAACAGATAAATGGATCAATTCTTTAAAAGTAAATAACTAATAATACTTAATATAATTATTCCAAATTATACCTAGTATATTGTATATCTATCTGTCAGAATAATATCTTCCTAATGAAGTTATTAGAGTACTATCATCTCGGTTTATACTACCTTCTATGGTTATATTTTATATTTCATATAAATACTATCGAAGGCGGAAACGTCTTCGATGGTAACAAATGTATAAACTACAATACTCGACTACTAACTCGTGGAACGTGAATTCGAGCGGTGGGGTGAACAACAACAATCGGAACAATCAGTATGGAGTCGTTCCTGTCCGGAGATGATATAATGATAGATATACTACCCGACAATGAGATATTATTTGAGGAGTTATTACACGCCTATTTGGATTGTCGAAACTCAAAACGTTATAAAAATACCCAACTAGATTTTGAATTAGATCATTTAAACAATCTTAGACAGTTATTGGTAGAATTAAATACATACACATATCAAATACAACAATCAATAGTATTTATTATTACTGATCCTAAAATTAGAGAAGTATGGGCAGCAACTTTCAGAGATAGAATAGTTCATCATTTGATATATAACAATCTTAAATATATCGAAAAAAGATTTATCGAAGATACCTATAGTTGTATCGAAAATAGAGGTACCTTAGCTGCAGCTTATCGTCTAGATCATTTTTGTAAAAGTATAACCCATACATATACAAAAACAGCATATTATTTCAAATTTGACATTACCAACTTTTTTGGATCTATAGATAAAAATATTTTATGGAATATAGTTGAACCTTTAATTAGTAGAACTATTATCAAAAAATTATTATACCAAGTTATATTTAACGATCCTACAATAGATCCTATTTATATGGGTAATTATCATAATGAAGTATTACAATTGCCTCAACATAAATCATTATTCAATAGACCAAAAGATGTTGGATTACCTATAGGAAATATCACCAGTCAATTTCTAAGTAATCTATATCTCAATATATTAGATCAATATATCAAACATCAATTACATTGTAAATATTATTTAAGATATGCAGACGATGCTATTATCTTAGATTACTCTAAAGATAACTTATTGTACTATCAAAAAATTATAAATGAATATTTATATGATCAATTACATCTAACATTACATCCCGACAAATGCTATATCAATGAAATATCTTCCGGTATAGATTTTGTAGGATATATCATTTATCCATACTACACACAACTAAGACCACATACTATTGAAAAAGTATTTAAGATAACTAAAAATAAAAAATATCTTCCATTAGAAGATTTAACAGCTTCCATAAATAGTTATCTAGGAATGCTAAGACATACAACATCATATAATACAAGAAAGTTAGTATGCCAATCATGCCATATTCCTATGATAATAGAATACAATGATACATATACTAAAGTTTCTTCTTTTTCTTAATTTCCACATATAACACAAAAAATTACAGGAGTATATCTTTATGCAATCAGGTACGTATACAGTAGAACGGATCTCTAAAATTTCAGATACTCTTGGATCAGATCAAGTAGGTCTGTTTGGTAAAGCTGGACTTACTACTTCTCTCGTAGTCAATAGTACTAACGTTAAGATCGTTGAAATGGATGAATTGTTAGACAACGGTACTATTTTCTACACTATCCAATTTGGTACAGAGTTTAAAATCTATAAGAACTCTACATGGAAGTCTGTGGTCCGAGACAATGCAGGTACTTTTGAATATCTTGATGCTTCTGAACAGTGGGTAGCTGCTAATGATAGAGATACAGCACTTGCTGAAGCTACTCTTATTACTAATAATCAAATGACAGCTACTATACTTAATACTATTCCCATGAGTGCATATACAGAAACGCCTTCTCTTTTGACTGTGACGTATGGAGTAGCCAGTGAGGATAATGGTATCATCGGAGGTAAAGTTGTAGCTACTTCTAATAAGACATTTCCTGAAGGTACAGATGTCAAATGGCGTATCAGATCCATTACTGACTCACCTATCAATATCCATGGCGTATCTTTGAGTTGGAATTAATATCACATCCTTATCTTTTATATCTATATAGAGAGTCTCTCTATTATGAGAGACTCTCTATATATGTTATTACACATTGTTCTATATAGTTAACTACTACTCTGAAACATACTATAATTTATATTCGATTATATTCATATTTAGAATATCAATAAGGAGATATATCAATGATAGATATAAGTGCATTATGCTCATTTCCATCAGGCACAGAAGCTGAATGGAAACTCTTAACTACACCACTGCCGGTAAATAATATATTTTATGCTACAGATATCAATATACTCAAACGAGGTGATGGTATACATCTTTGGGACGATCTGCCTATCTTTTTAGATATAGCTACTATTGAAAGCAATTCTGAATATATCGACAAATTGCTAACGTTAAATGGGACATACAAATCTACACCATTAATGACTTCAGAAGATGGTACTCAAATTATACCCGCTTTCGGAAATACACATATACCTACAGGATTTGTTACTATTTGGTTTTCTGAAAATTTACCTAGTGGATTTCTAGAATTAGATGGATCATGGTTATCCAAAACCACATATAGTAAGTTGTATTCTATTTTAGGAGATAGTTATGGAAGTACTGATACGCAATTCAGACTTCCAGATACTCGAGGACAGTTTATACGAGGTTGGTCACATGGTACATCTACTGATCCTGATAAAGATCTACGTACAGATAGAGGAGATACTACTACAGGAGATCATGTAGGTACTATTCAGGCATGTGAAATCCAATCCCATAATCACAATACTTTAGGTGACCTCAAAGAATATACTGTCAGTAATACAACTACTCTTTATGATATCCGGAGCTCTAAATGGGTTGGAGATTTTTCTGTCGAACCAACTGGTGGATCTGAAACTAGACCTAAAAATATCAACGTAATGTTTTGTATTAAATATTGAGGAGTTCATGAATAATGCCTGCACCTAACGTATACAATTATCACCACATTACTTTTGAATATACAAATACTAGTATTGCTAAATTAGATCCGTTAGAAACAGTACATAGTGGAGTAGATACATATCTCCTACCAGCAAATGCTACATTTGAAGAAATACCTACATATACTACTAACCAAATTCCAATATTTGATATCACTACAAATACTTGGTCTGTAGTAGAAGATTATAGAAATATTCCAGTATGGGATGGGGATGGTAATCCTGTCACTATTACTGAATTAGGTCCATTACCTTCTGGTTATACTACTACTGAACCACCTATAGATTATCTAAAACTCAGAAGTGATCTTGAAAATGATATCAAAGAATATAGAAAATCTTTATCATATGGTGGAGTATATATCAATAATGTCAGATTTGGTACAGACCTTACAGACTTTACGTGGTTAGAAAGTGCATTATCTTGGTATCCTAAACATTGGAATGATAATCCTATCAATACAGATATAGATACCCTAACTATCGATACTACTAGTAGAGGATATTTTAATTCTCCTATCCCTATAGACGTTACTGTCGGATGTCTAGTAACTCTAGGGCCACCAAAACATTTTATTGTAGATACAGTATCTACAGAAACTACTTCAGGAACTGGACATTTTGCATTATCTATAGAAAACTATATCAAAGTAAATAGTGAAATTTTAGTCGATACAGAAACTATCACTATATCGAATATATCAGACACCACAGGCACTACTATAGGTAGTGTTGAATTTACAGAAGGTACTTCGTTAACTATAGGTACACATACCATATATCCAAATATACAATTTCCTGAATATAGAGTAAAAATAGTAGCATTAGAAAACGATGGTACTAATACAAATGATGTAACGGTAGAAGGAATTTCTACATCAGATATCATACTCAAATCTATCAATACTATGTTGTATCCTTCAGACGCTGAAATATTGACATATATAACAAACAAATTATATTACAATGTAGTTAATGATACTCATCAAGAAGTTAATATTGTTGATATTGTAAATATCTTAGGTACTAATTATGTAAGAGAAATATATACAGAACCTTTTCTCAATTGGCAAATTACTACTGATGATGAAATGGGATTTTATAGTTTACAAGTAGATGAAATAACTTTGCGTACTGTACATGACATCATTGCTGATTTTAAAGAAGCTTGCTTTGATGCACAAGCTACAAAGAGGGATGAACTCTACAATACATCAGATGCAGAATTAGTAAATTTTGATGTAACTACTGGATGGCCATCTAGAGAATTTACTGTATAACATTTAAGACATAAGAGAAGGGACATATCCCTTCTCTTATGTCCTATATACTTATAGATATTTTTATCTACGAATTTTCTAATATATTAATTCTATCTCGTAATTCATCTATTTCATTTTGTAATTCCGAAATACGTTTATCTTGTCTATCCCGTAATGCTACAATGATAGGATTCAAAATAGCTTCTACATACCTCTTTATCTTTGGTAATTCATATGTACTCATAACTTACTTCTCCTTTATGTATGATAAAAAATAATAATTCCAAGTTGTATATAATGTATATAAGAGAGGGACATTACATCCCTCTCTTATATTACAATACTATTTACTATATCTTATCTCTATCTACCAAATAAGTCAACATATCTTTAAAGAACTCGTTTGTAAGGATACCCACAAAGAGTTGATCTTTAATATCCTTATTTTCTTTTCTAGATTTCTTTGCCATAAAATCTGAAAGAAACCAATCAAACTTTTCCATAGTATAATGACATAGACCTTTAAGTACTTGAATACGAAACATATTGCGATGATGATCTTCTTTCATCTTAAATCTTTGTTCTTCACTCAAGTTCATGTGTCGAATAGTTCCTTGTTCAAGTCGACATACTAATTGTGGAATGGAACAAAGCTCTTTATATCGATCAATACAATGTTGTACTGTAATACCTGTATCAGTTATCCAATCAGTTTGGGGGAAAATCTATAGGCAGATTACCATACAATGCAGCAGTATGTGCAACGCTTATATTTTCATCAGTAACAATATTCCAATCTTCAAAATGTATCAGTAAAGTTTTCAGGTAATTCTCCAAGATCTGCCAATCTAAATAGTCGCAATATATGTTCATCTATCATAAATTACTCCCTCCTGAGTTTTATGATCCATTAATGAGATCAACTACATCCAATATAGACATATATGGTCGTTTCTCTTTCTTATTATACGTCCAATATCCTCTCGAATTAAGGATATCTGAAATTACATTGCCACCTTTCAGTACTCCATTAACAAACTCTTTGGGTTTGATATTCAACGAATCACTTAACCCGAAAGTCGACCACTCATTTTGGATATAACACAATTGTCCTAATAATTCAATTGCTCTATCGAGTTCATAGTTTTCACTCAATTTAGCACGTACAGATTTTCTAGTAAGGGGAATATTAGGTAATAGATCGCAAGTTTGAGTAACATTATTCCCACCCAATCCAAACATCTTATTTTTCTTC